AGAAAGAATTACACAGAATGTTGATTAACAAATAATAATAAATTTTATTATATTATAAAATAATATTGAATAATCAAGTTTTTTCAAGTTATGGCACATGGAGGAAAAAGAGAAGGTAGTGGTAGAAAATCAAAAGCGGATGAAATAAATCTGATCGAGAAATTAAGTCCGCTTGAAGATGCTGCTTTTTTAGCTTTAAAAGAAGGAGTAGAACGAGGTGATTTTAAATATGTACAATTATTTTATAATTACTATGCAGGTAAACCAAGAGAAACAAAAGATATTACTATAAACGAGGATACACCATTATTTATTGATTAATGCCAATACCTACAAGAAAATCAGGAGAAAGAAAAAAGGAATTTATACAAAGATGTATGAATGACCCTTTAATGATAAAAGAATATGAAAGAGATCAAAGGTATGCAATTTGTATTGATCAAGCAAATAAATGAGAGTTAAAAGAACTATAGCACTTGATAAATTACAGAATTTACACAATAGGGTTAAAATAGTTAGAGGTGGAACTTCTGCTGGAAAAACTATTTGTATATTATCCATTTTAATAGATAAAGCTATAAGAAATGAAGGTTCAGAAATTAGTGTAGTATCTGAATCAGTCCCGCACCTTCGTAGAGGTGCCTTAAAGGACTTTTTAAACATTCTAAAGGGTCTTAATAGGTATTATGAAGAAAAGTACAATAGGAGTACCCTAAAGTACACATTTAGCAATGGGAGTTATATAGAATTTTTTAGCACAGACCAACCAGATAAATTAAGGGGTTCTAGAAGAACAGATTTATTTATTAATGAGTGTAACAATGTAACCTTTGAAAGCTATCAGCAATTATCAATTCGTACATCTGGGGATATATGGCTTGATTATAATCCAACACAATTATTTTGGGTAGATAAAGAATTAGTTAATACTGCTAATACAGATTTTATTACTTTAACATATAAAGATAATAACCAATTACCAGAATCAATAGTTAATGAAATAGAGAAAGCGGAGATAAAATCAAAAACTAGCACATATTGGTCAAACTGGTGGAAAGTATATGGATTAGGAGAAATAGGAACTCTTGAAGGAGCATGTATACCAGATTGGAAACAAATAGAAGTAATACCCCCTCATGCTAGATTGTTATGTCATGGACTTGATTTTGGGTATAGTGTAGACGAGGCTTCTATTGTAGCTTTATATAAATTAGATGATGGATATATATTTGATGAAGTATTATATAGAAAAGGAATGCTTAATTCACATATAAGTCAATATTTAAAAAACAATTCTATATTAGGAAGTATTTGGGCAGATAGTGCAGAACCAAAATCAATAGCCGAATTAAACAGTTATGGTCATCAAATATTTCCTGTAACAAAAGGAAGAGATTCGATAGTATATGGTATAAACCTATTAAATCAAAATAAAATATATATTACACAAAGATCAAAAAATTTAATAAAAGAATTACAAGGATATATATGGTTAAAAGATAAACAAGGCAATACACTACAAAAACCTAATCCTTTATCAGGAGACCATGCTATTGATGCAGCACGTTATGCATTAACTTCACAATTACAAGATCCTACAAAAGGAGAATACCACATTTGGTAATTTTAGCAAAATTTTAGCATTTATTATTTTTACTTATAAACGTTTTATGTTAATTTAGTATCATAAAATTAAGAACATGAGAAATACAACAATATACACATTAGATTATATAGCCGTCGTACATTATAATGTTGACGAACTTGATGGATTCTTTAACGCACCAGAAGACATACAAACCTCAGTTATGAGAGATTATACAGAAAATCCTACAAAATGGAGAAAGGAGGCTGGTTTAGAATAATGAAAGGATTTAAGTACTGGCTTTTTTGGTTTTTAATAACCTATTTAATAATAGGTATATTAGGGTGGATATTTGGAACATTATCATATTATATATTATTATGAAGGCAACAAAAAAAGAAATTAATATGAGAGTAGACAAAGAACTACAACAAAGAATATTAAAATACTTCTGTTGGGGTATGGGTAAATTAACTTTTTGGATGGCAATGTTTATACAATTAATATTTTATGTCATTAGAGGATATTAAAAAAGATTTAGAATTTATTGCAGATAAAATAAATTATTGCAATGAAATTGAAATAAATCAAAAAATAAATATATTTTTGTCAGTACAATCTACTATTGACAAAATTGAAAGAGCCACTAAACCTGAAAACAAAAAAAGATTACGAAATGGAGATGAAGATTTTCAAATGGTGTATTGAAAATGATATTAGAGTTTATCCAAAACCTATATCATCAGGCAAAAAACCAAAGGTATACATTGTTTTAGAATATAAGGGGCAAATAAAACAAGGCGAAAAAATATATGAGCAATCATCAGTAGAATATCATAATAAAGTAAAAGAGATATATGAATGGGCATATAATAATGCAAAAGAAACTTTAAAAAGGCAGCAACGTATTAAGGTGGACAATTCACCTTAGTTTTTCATGTAATTAGTTTTATTGTTAATTAGGGGGGCTTTTTTGGTCCCCTTTTTTTATATTTATATATTATACAAATAATTAAATATATTATTATATATATATGAAAGTAAAAATTCAAGTACCTGATTCTTTAAGAGATATTAGTTTAAAACAATATCAAGAATATCATAAAATAAATAACGAAGAGAATCAAAATTCTAATTTTTTATTACACAAGACAATAGAGATATTTTGTAATTTAAATTTACAAAACGTTATTAAAGTAGAATTTAATAGTGTAATAAAAGTAGTTAAAATAATAAATGATTTATTTGAGCAAGAGGTAAAGCTTATACCTACATTTACTATGGATAATGTTAGTTATGGTTTTATACCTGATTTAGATAAAATAACTTTAGGTGAATATATAGACTTAGATACTACATTAAGTGATTGGAATAACATGCATAAAGCAATGGCAGTATTATATAGACCAATAACAGACACATATAAAGATACATATATAATAGAAGAATATAAAGGTGCTAAAGAAGCAGAAAAGTATAAGCAAATGCCAATGGATATAGTTATGGGATCAGTACTTTTTTTTTACAATTTAAAGAACGAGTTACTGAAAACTATCCTGAAATCTTTGAACAAGGAGGTGATAATGAAGTCGACTTTTCAGCAGAGGCAAACTTTGCTAGGAAATGGGGATGGTATAACTCGTTATATAGACTGGGTGGAGGAAATGCAACCAAAATTAATGAAGTTAGTGAAATAAATATGCATGAAGCATTTTACTTTTTAGCGTATGAGCAAGATAAATTACAAGCAGAAAGAAATTTAATTAAAAACAAAGCTAAATGACAGGATTCTACGATTTAACAAATAAGATAAAAGAAACACTAGAAGCAGAACCGTTTGTAAATACTGTTTCTTATGGTAGTTTTGATAATATTGATCTGAATAAACAAACTATATTCCCATTATCTCATGTAATGGTTAATCAATGTAATATTAATACTAAAGTATTAACTTTTAATATATCTGTTATGTGTATGGACATAGTTGATATAAGTAAAGAAGAAACTACAGACTTATTTGTTGGTAATGATAATGAGCAAGATGTATTAAATACACAGTTAGGAGTATTAGACAGATTAATAGCATTATTACAAAGAGGAGATTTATATACAGATAAATACCAAGTAGAAGCAGATGTTACATGTGAACCCTTTATAGATAGATTTGAAAACAAGCTTGCAGGATGGGTTGCTACTTTTGATGTAAAGATTCAAAATGATATGACAATATGTTAGAGAAGGAAAATACAAGAAAAGCATTAGAAGCATTTAAAAGATATGTTATATCACAGTCTAGAGCTAATTTAACTAGAAAGAAAAAGAATGTAACTAAACAACTTTATAATTCACTACAAGGTATTATTGATAGTAATCCAAAAGGTTTTGATCTGAAATTTGAAATGGAAGACTATGGTAAGTTCCAAGACAAAGGTGTTAAAGGTTATACTAGTACTTATCCAGAATCACAAAATAGTCCATTTAGATTTGGTACAGGAACAGGAAAAGAAGGTGGTTTGACAAATAATATTAAAGGTTGGGTTGCAGCTAGAAGATTTCAGTTTAGAGATGTTAAAGGTAGGTTTTTAAGTTATGAAAGAACTGCCGGTATAGTATCATGGTCTATATGGAATAAAGGAATTAAAGCAAGTCTATTTTTTACAAAGCCTTTTGAAAAAGCTTTTAAAACTTTACCTAAAGAATTAAGAGAAGCATACGCTTTAGATATAGAACAATTTTTAGAATATACAATAAAAGAATAACATGGCAAATATATTATTAAGAAGTCCTTATTATGTAAATCAAACTAGAGCTGGAGCAGATTCTGCAAAACTAGAATTAGAAATTGATGGAACATTAAGATATACAATTATAAAAGATACACCAACTAATGAAGTAACATTTGAAATATCTGAATTAGCAAGAGATTATTTAGATATTACTTACGCAGGTAGTTACTCAAATCAAAGTGTGACTATAGCAGGTGAGATAACTTTTTATGATGAAACAAATGCAGGAGGATCTACAGTTGGAACACCAGTAAACTTTACACATAAAGGATTTGATGGATATTGGGATTATTGGAATACATCAGCAACTAAAACATTTTGTCCAACATCGGGAAACTCTTGTTTAATGCAAGATAATACTACAATGTATGTACCAGAAAATACAGGTGGATTTATACCAGTAATGACAGCTGGAAGTATTAATTATGTATCATTTACAGGAACAACCACACAATTAGCTGTAGCAAATCCTGCTGTGACTATAACTATTAAAAGATTACCATGTAGTAAATATATGCCAATGAAAATTACATTTGTAAATAAATATGGAGCATTACAAGATATTTATTTTAGTGGTAAGAGTACTGAAACAATGACAAGCACTGTTCAGAAATATAAAAATAGTAATATATCTACAGCGGGAACATATACTAAAACAACACATCAATATAGAACATTAAGAAAAACAGGTCAAGAAAGAATGACATTAAATACTGACTTTATGGATGAAGGAATGAATGAGTCAATGAAACAATTAATGTTGTCAGAACAAGTATGGATGCATATGGGCACAGAAATACACCCAATAGATATAGTAACTAACTCATTAACGATGAAAACAAAAGCTAATGATAAATTAGTTAATTATACTATTGAAGTAGAACATGCACATGAACATATTGACAGAGTTAGATAATGAATACAGTGTTGCAATTATATATAGAAGGAACTAGAGTTGATTTATTCGAAGACGAATCAGTTAATATAGTTCAATCTATTCAGGATGTAAAGGATATATCTAGAATATTTGTAGACTTTTCTAGAACATTTAATATTCCTGCTTCTAAAACAAATAATAAAATATTTCAACATTATTATAATTATTCTATTTCAAATGGATTTGATGCAAGATTAAAAAAGAATGCAACAATAGAATTGAATAATAGACCATTTAAAACAGGTAAAATAAAATTAAATGGAGTTGACTTACAAGATGGGCAACCTAATTCATATAGAATAACATTTTTTGCAAATACTATTGATTTAAAAGATTTATTAGGAGATGATGATTTAAGTAATTTAGATTTAGCAGATTTTGATACTCCTTATGTAGGTTATGACACAAGTGCAACACCAACAACACAAAGTAATAATGTATATAAAGCTTTAACTGATGGATTATCTAAAACATATACAAGAGCAGATAGTTCTACGTTAACATATCCGAGAGGTATAATAGCACCGTTAATATCACACACTACTAGACTATATTATTCTGGTACTGGAGAAACAGCATATCCTAATGCTGATGGTGGAGATTTAAAACCAAAATCTGATCTTAGTTTAGACCCAGTACACTCAGGAGTATATTGGCAAGAATTAAAATACGCTATTAAAGTTGACGCTATAGTTAAAGCAATAGAAGATAAGTATGGATTAACATTTAGCACAGATTTTTTTAATAGTACAAATGAAGCTTACTATGGTTTATATATGTGGCTTCATAGAAAAAAAGGTGATGTATTTGAACAAGCAACAGTTAGTAAACAAGTTACAGGTTTTTTAATTGATTATGGAGTAGAAATACCAGAAGTAAGAAGTTTTGGTGATAGATTTGAAATTTCAGGAATTACAAGTGGTTATTTAGAATATTCCTTAGATATTAATGTAGATACAAGTATAAATGGTAGAATAATTATTTATAAAAATGGTCAAGAGTATGACACAAAAAGTATAACAGGAACTTATAGAAACTTATCAGGAACTTTATCAAATGGTACATATACTGTATTTATAGAATCAGAAGAAACTACTTTTGATCTAAATACTTCAACTTCATTAAGTTTACAAGCAACTTATTCTCAATTTGGTGGTGAGTATGCATTACAAAGTGCATTTACTTTTGATAATGTAAGACAATTTATTATATCTCAACAAATACCAGAAATGAAAGTGATAGACTTTTTAACTGGTTTATTTAAGATGTTTAATTTGACAGCTTATAGTTCTAATGGAACAATTATAATAAATACATTAGATGAATTCTATAGTGGCTCAGATACGGTATGGGATATAACTAATTATGTAGATACAACACAACACACAGTTGACGTAGCTTTACCATATAAAGAAGTAGAATTTAAATACGAGGGATTAGGTACTAAATTAGCAAAGCAACATGAACAATTATCCAATTTAAGTTGGGGAACTGAAGAATATAGAGGTGATGATTATTACGATGCAAATCCAGAAACATATGTAGTTAATTTACCATTTGAGCATATGAAATATGAAAGACTGTATGATGGAAGTACAGCAACTACAGCTCAAGTAGGTTGGTTTGTAGATGACAATAATTCTTCATATTTTGGTAAACCATTATTATTTTACGCTAAAAGACAAACATCAGCAAATCAAATAAGGTTTTTAATTACAGAAAATGGAGCTAGTCCTGATGTATCTGAAACAAATTATTATGATACCACAACTTATTTTATCCCTTCGAATAGTTTTGAAATAGATCCAACTGAAACAGAAATAAATATAAATTTTAGAAATGAAATAAATGAATATACTGCAACTAATGAATTTCAAGATACATTATTTAAAGTATATTACGAAAACTATATTTCACAAGTATTTCAGAATAATAAAAGATTAACTACAATATATGCTTATTTACCTATTAAAATGCTACAAGAATTTATCTTATCGGATAAAGTAGCAATATTAGATAGAAACTATACTATTAATCAAATAGAAACAGATTTTACGTCGGGTAGAAGTAAGCTTGAATTAATAAATGAAATAACATTATCTATAGGAGGTTCTACACCAATAACAACAACTACGACAGTTGATCCAGGTGAAGAATGTACAGAATGTAGTGCAGACTCTACTTTATGTACTGTAGATAGTTTAACACCAACTGCTGATAAAACATGTGATGTAGGTAGAAGTTTAACAATTACAGGATTAACTACAGCAGAACAAAATGAAACAGTAACTTTAACTGCAACTGCAAATAATTTTAGGGGAACTGCTACGTATTTATGGTCGGGAGGAGATGCAGCAGGAGAAACTACAGCGAGTGTAGATGTAACTAATTCTGGAACTGGAAATGTAACTTATACTTGTGTGGCTACAGATGATGATGATAGTGCAGAGTTTGATGATACACACACTATTTTATGGACTCCTAAATTATATACTATAGAATTAAATATAGTAAATAATATTCAAGGACCACCGGAAGGATACTTTATATCAGGGGATCAAGATGGTAAACAATTATTTTTACAACAAGGAGATACTTATTCATTCCAAACATTTGTTACACCAAACTCTGGATATGAGTTTGTATCAGGACCAACTATTGTAAATGCACAAGGAACTGTAGGAACTACTAATTTAGTTGTAGATACTACATTAAATGGTTCAGTTCAGTTTACTAATAAAACTATAGAGATATTTGGTACAACTATTGGTTCATTAAACACAGATTATAGATTAAGTACAACAGCTACAGGGTTTACTCCTACAAGTTATCAATGGGCTAGGTCTACTGATGGTGGTTCTACTTATTCAGATGAATCAGGAGAAACATTAAGTTATTATGACGCTAATGAATCTAGTGAAGGAAGTTATTGGTATAGAGTAACAGCTTCAGATGGAACCACTACTGTTCAAGATGTACATGAAATAGAATTTGTTGATGAAACATTAATTACTTTAACTTTAAATGTAGACACTTCTAATATTACTGCATCAGGTTATTCACCAGCTTCTTTAGGATTTACTTTAACAGGGAACCAAACTGGAGACACAAAAACACAAAATGCAGGTACAGTATTTAATTTCTCAACCCAAATACAATTAAATAGTGGTTATGAATGGGTAGGAAATCCACCTACAGTAAATAATGCAGGAGGAACTTATACTACAAGTCAAACAGTAACAACAGACTTTAGCGCTGCAACTATTCAATTAATAGTTTATAATTATTACATAGTAACAGGCTGTCCTGACACAACAGTAGCTGGACAAACAAGGTATATTAGATCAAGAGATACATATACTGTTGGAACTACATCAACTGGTTCTTATATAGAATTAGATGGTCAATGTTATTATGCTAGTTCTACAGCTTTTGAAACTGATTGGGCTACAAATAATGGTGTAACAGTAGGAGCGCCTGGAGGAATAGGATGTACAACATGTACACAAACAGAACCATTAGTAGATACTTGTTTAGAAACTAAAAGTGTAGCTTATTTAAGATATTCAACATCAAATGATGTTTGTGAAAACCACCAGAGTAAAAACTTTTATTATATAGACCCACAAGGAAACGACCCTGTAACACAAGCTGATTTCTGTGCAGCAACAGAATTATGGAATTATGTCGGGCCCACTACAACAGGAACATGTACAGTATCATATGCAGCAGCAGGATATTACTCATTAGATTCAGATAACACTAAAAGAAGATATTGGAATGGTTCAAGCTTTAGTGTATGTATTAATTGTCTTGATGCAAATTTCTTATATTATTTAGGTGAAGGATTTAATCCATTAACTAACTATTGTGATGAGGGTGGTGTTGGTGGCTACTATTATTTTGATAACAATAGAACTTTAACGACTGCTACTTCTGCAGATCACATGTATACAAGTGCAGCAAATGTAGGTACACCAAATAGAGCACCGCAAGGTTTTTATACAGATTTAACTAACTATAGATATTACGAACCTTCAAGCTTGCAAGTATGGGAAAGTGTTAGTTCTTGTCCTGTACGACCTGATCCTGGATGTTCTGCGCCAAGTAAACCAACTTTAACTATTTGGAGAAGATATGGTGATTGTGCAACAGGAGGATTAGATGCAACTGTAGTATTTGGTAATAATACAGATAGTTTCCCTGCTGTAGTTGAATATAATGGTGATTGTTATTCTGATCCAGTTTCTGTAAGTGGTTCACAAAGTGATCCTTGGATAGATGCTCAAACTTGTGACGCTCAAGATAATTTGCAATATGATTATCCTAGATTTAGTACGTGTTTAGAATGTACAGGAGAATTTTATTATCAATTACAAAAATGTGCTGACCCTAACCAAGGTAAAGTATACAGATCAGGACAAAACACAACAGAAATTACATTATACACAAATAATAGAGTTACTGATTTAACATCAGCAACATATATTGTAGTTGGTCAAACAAATGACACAGGATTCCCAAGTGTAGGAACAGTAACAAATACTGGGGAAAATGGATGTCCAATTGTAACACCAGATGATAATGTATTTGTAGTTGAAAGACAAAGTGATGGATTTACAACATATGTACAATTAGACGGTAATTATCAAGTAGGAGATACAGGTGTTACTATATCTACTGATGGAGCTAATTGTTATGATATAACAGGTGAAGATTATGTAGCAGACCCTACATCATATGGAGAAATAACTGGTTCTTGTACGACTACTACAACAACAACTACAACAACAACTGTAGTTTGTGGAAGTCAAAATTTATATAGATCAATAACTAGTGCTTCAGATGCTTGTTGTGATACTACTAGAACAATATTAACTTATATGAATAGTAATGATATTTCAACTGCTACTGTTATTTATGATGATGTAAATTGTACAACAATTAGATCTACAGCTTCTTGGTATACATCAAACTTTGGAGAATACTATTATTGGAATGGTACAACATTAACAGGACCAACAAGTTGTCCAGGATGTGCATAATATGAAATATATATCAGCTCAACCAGAAATAAAATATTATGAGTGGCAAGTAGACACAATGATTAATTCGTATTTAAAAAACGATGTTAGTCCATTTGACATTATAGTTCTTTTAGGTAATACAGGTGAATATAAATTTGATAAACTAAGATCAAAATATAAATATGTAAGCTTTATAAGTTATCCATATAAACCAGAAGTATATGCACCTGCAGTTAAACCATATTTAATGAGTAAATATTTTGGAAGTTGTAAATGTACACAAGGAGAACAATATTATTATGCAGACGCGGATACTATACTATTAAAACCTCTTGGACCATTTACTAAAGATAGAGTTTGGCTTTCAGATACAAAATCTTATATAGGATATGATTATATAGCTTCAAAAGGAGAGGAAATATTAAATATCATGTCAGACACTGCTAAAATAGATAAAAGAATTATAGAAAATAAAAAAGATTCATCAGGTGGTGCTCAATATGTATTTACTGGTACAGATAGTAATTTTTGGAAAAGCGTTTACGTAACTTCTAATGCACTTTATAGAGAAATGAGAAGATATAATAATGAGCATAAAGAAAAGTACAAAGACACATATCCAATACAAGCGTGGACAGCTGAAATGTGGGCTACTTTATGGCAATTTTGGAAAAGAGGAATGAAAACAGAAATTACAAAGCGATTAGACTTTGCGTGGTCAACAGATAAGTTAGAAACAATGGAAGGTAAAGCTATTTTACATAATGCAGGAGTATTAGATAATCACACTGGTTTTTTTAGGAAATCAGACTGGCAAAACGAATATCCATCATGTAATTTGGATATAACAAAAACGCATTGTAATTATTATTATTATAAGAAAGTATTAGAAGCAACATGTTAGGAGATATATTAGAATTATTAAGAATCGCAAGAGAAAATAACCTAAAAGGTGAGTTTATAGATGTTGCTTTAGGTAAAAATAAAATGGCAGAGACATTAAAAGAAGCATACCAAAGATTTAAAAACAATAACTAATGGCACAAGAAGTAGTAATAAAAATATCAACAGACGTATCAGGTGCTGAAAAAAATATTCAAGAAGTAGGTGTAGGGTTAAAAGGAATTCAAGATGGAGCTAAAGCTGCAGGTAAATCAATGCTTAGTCTTTCAAATATTTTTAAAGGAACTATTGTTGTAAAAGCTTTTAATAAAGTTTTAGAAGTATTAGCAGAAACTTTTAATTCAAATCAAAAAGTTGTAGACACTTTTGCTACAGCTACTACAGCATTAAAATTAGCTTTTAACGATTTATTTGTTTTTATAGAATCAAATATTGGAACAGTAGTAAATTTCTTTAAAGATATATTTGAAAATCCAGTAGAAAGTTTAAAAGCTTTTGGTAAAGCAATATTAGACAATTTAATTGAAAGATTTAATTCAGTTTTAGATGTAGGAAGAAGTTTAAGCGCAATGTTCCAAAAATTATTTATAGGTGATTTTAAAGGGGCAATGGAAAGTTTAAAAGACGCAGGGAAAGAATCTATAGATGTATTAACTGGTGTAGATGATACAGTTGACAAAGTTGCAGAAACAACTAGTAAAGTAGTAGAGGCTGCTACAGATTACACTAAATCAATAATAGACCAAGCAAAAGAAATAACTAAGTTAAATAACTTAAATAAAATTGCTAGAGCAGAAAATCAAGGTATAATTGAGGATTATGATAGACAAGCTGAAATTCAAAGACAATTAAGAGATGATACAAGACTAACAGTAGAAGAAAGAATAGCAGCTAACGAAGAATTAGGTAGAATACTTGAAGAGCAACAACAATTAATGGAAGAAAATGCTAAAATAGCAGTAGCTGCTGCTGAAGCTGAATTAGCATTAGATGAAAACAATGTAGATTTAAAAGTTGCATTAATTGAGGCAGAAAATGAACTAGCAGCAGTACAAGCTAGAGTTACAGGTTTAAGATCAGAGCAATTAACTAATCAAGCAGCACTTGAAAAGGAATTAATTGAATTAAAAACATCGGAACAACAAGGAATAATAGAAACTCAAAATATTATTGCTCAAGGTGAAGCAGAATTAATAGATAATGAAGTTCAAAGATTAGAAAAACTAAAAGAAGTAGCATTACAAGAACAAGCATTAACAAAACAAACTTTACAAGCTAAAGTAGCCAATTACAAGCAAGGAACACAAGAATTTATTGATGCAACTAATGAATTAAATAAATTTAATGCTGAAAGTGCTACAAATCAAAAGAAATTAGATAAAGAAATTGCAGACGCTAAAGTATCTGCTATAACAGGAGCTTTAGGTTCATTAGCTAGTTTAGTAGGTGAAAATTCAAAGTTTGGAAAAGCTATAGCAATAGCACAATCAATAATAGATACATATGCAGGTGCTACTAAAGCTTTAGGTCAAGGTGGAATATTTGGTTTTGTAGGTGCAGCTTCAGTAATTGCTGCAGGTTTTGCTAATATTAGAAAAATAACATCAACTAAAGACCCTGCGCCACCAAGTTTTGCTAAACCAGTACCAGGAGGAGCAACACCAGTGGTAGCATTAAGTACTCCACCATCATTTAATGTAGTTGGAGCAACACAAGAAAGTCAGTTAGCTCAAACAATAGCAACAGCTCAACAAAAACCAATAAGAGCATACGTTGTTAGTACAGATATTAGTAGTCAACAAGCTTTAGATAGAAAAACTGCTACACAAGCAGCAATAGGAAATTAAAACAAAATATTAAAAACAATATTATAATAATATGGATATAGTTGAATTATTTATTGACGAAGAAGACGATGTATCAGGTATTGATGCAATAAGTATCGTTGAGAACCCTGCAATTCAAGAAGATTTTGTTTATTTAAAAAATCAAGAATTTAAATTAGCAGAACTTGATGCAGAAAAAAGATTATTATTAGGACCAGCCTTAATTCCTAATAAACCTATATATAGGAAAAACGAAGAAAAGGAATATTATATCTATTTCTCAAGAAATACAGTTAGAAAAGCTAGTGAGTTATTTTTAAAAAGAGCTAAACAACATAGATCAACTTTAGAGCATGAGTTACCATTAAATGGCCTAACTGTAGTTGAGTCATGGATAGTAGAAGGTGACCAAGATAAAACTAGATTATATAACATGGAAGTTCCTGTAGGTACTTGGATGGTTTCTATGAAAGTAGAAAATGATGAAGTTTGGAATGATTATGTTAAAACTGGAAAAGTTAAAGGTTTTTCAATAGAAGGTTATTTTGCGGATAAATTAGAAAGACCAAATGAACCAAATGAATTATCAATTGAACTTGAATGGATAGAAGAAGAAGAAGCAAAAGAAATATTAAGTTCAGTAAAAGCAATTATTAAAAAGGATAAAAGATATAAATCAGGTAAGAATATAGAACTAGAAACATATAATGATTATCCTGATTCAGTTAGTAATAATGCCAAAAGAGGAATTGAATTAAATAAAAAGGTTGGTAATAAATGTGCAACACAAGTTGGTAAGGTAAGAGCGCAACAATTAGCAAAAAAAGAAAAGCTAAGTGTAGAAACTATAAAAAGAATGTATAGTTATTTATCAAGGGCGGAAGTTTATTACGAATCAGGGGACACAGAAGCATGTGGATATATATCTTATTTATTATGGGGTGGAAAATCTGCTAAGTCCTGGGCAGAAAGCAAATTAAGATCTTTAGAAGAATTAGAAGATTTAAAAAAACCATGTAAAGCAGGATATGAAATGATAGGTTTTAAAATGAAAAATGGAAGAAAAGTTCCAAATTGTGTGCCTATTAAAAAATGAGTAGAGTAAGACCAAAATATAATGTACCAGGACATGGAAGAAGGGCGTGTTTATGTAGAGATGGAAATACATACTCAATAAATTGTTGCGATGAAACAGATTATATGACACAAGGTATTGGTTCATTAACAGGCCCAATAGGTTTTTTATTACAAGAAAACGGTGATTATTTATTACAAGAAAATAATAGTAAAATAGAATTATAAAATGGCAAATAAAAAAATATCACAATTAAACGAAGCAAGTTCATTAAATACAACTGATAAATTTGCTGTAGTACAAAGTGGTGAGACTAAACAAACAACTTTATCTACTTTACAAACAACATTAATAACTAATATAGGTGATGATGTAAGAAGAACATTGATTCCTACTAGTTTAACATGTCAAGCAACTGTAAATGTAGATTTAGATAGTTCAACATATGATGATGTAGAATTATTAGTATTAACGTGGTCTGGAGCTACAGGCCAAATGACATTAAGTTTACCAGTGGCGTCAGATCATCAAAATAGACTTTTAAGAATTATTACAGATACAACATA